TTACTATATTTATTCAATATTGCTTGTGTATATGAATAATGACCTAGAGATAAATAAGATTCCTCATTGGTTTGATTTATCACACGATAAATCTTTTTTTTAGGAACAAAAAGACAATCCATATTAATAATTTAGTAGAAAATAATTCCATGGTTATATCCACGGATCCACGGATCCACGGATCCAAGGATATACTGACCATATATCTTCTATTTCTAGAGGGACATATATGTATATACAGTTATTTTAAAGGGGAATCATTAATAACTGTACCACAATAATCAACCGGATTGTTAAAATAATCTTCCTTAGTATATAAATTATCACTAATTGCTTCTTTTAGAAGAAATCGCATATTATCCCAGAACTCGGTATTATGTCCAATAGATTTAGTCATTAAATGTCCTAATTCATGAATGGCAACAAATAACATAGTATTTAATGGTTCTAATTTGTTTGAACCATCTTTGGCTCTTATACAAAATACTATTTTCTCACCTTTATTGATACTATATGAAGTATATTTATTACCTGGATTACTTTCCGAAATATTCCCATTTCTATAATTTTTAGTAAGACGTTTAATATCTTCGAGATTTTGAGTTGTATAGTTTGCTTGATTAATTGGGTCATTAACTACATCAATCACTTTCAACATAGTTAAATGAATATTGGCCAATAAATTAGCGGCTTCTTGTTTATCTGGTAAGTTTCTTACTAAATATTCGCGACTATCAACTGTAGATTTAACATATTGAACATCAACTGATTTAGATTCTAGATATATGTAAAATATAGTAACAACTATTAATAAAAGGAAGAATGAAACAAAATCTTTCATGTTTTTAATATAATAAAACATAAAAATTGATTTTTATAATATAACTAAACACATATCATATTTACATATAAATTAATCATGGACAAACTACGCAGCCTTTCAAAGAAGATTATTAAACCTAATACATGTTTAGAACTTCAAGTTATTGATTGGTATGCGAGTAATATTGAACCTGACGCTGAAGAAGCCGACGAAGCCGAAGCAGCCGAAGCAGCCGAAGCAGCCGACGAAGACAAAAAAAAATATCCAAAGGATCTCGAATATAACATTAAGGCTTATTGTAATACTAAAAAGGGAACTTCCGTTTTACTTAATATTAATGGTTTTCCACCACATTTATATGTTAATATTCCGGATAATTTTACTAACGCCGATTGTAGTATTCTTATAGATTCAATTAAAGCAAAGTTGCCACCTTTACAACGAAAAAATATTATAAACTTCGACACGGTTAAAAGGAAAAAATTCTGGGGATTTACAAACAATAAAATCTTCTTGTTTCTTCGTATTTTATTCAAAAATACATACGCAATGCGTTCTACAGAAAGGGTTCTTAATAATAAACTAAGTTTCCCTGGAAGAAAATCACAAATCTATGAAGTTTATGAAAGCAATATACCACCTTTGTTGCGGTTCTTTCATATTAATAATATTGAACCGTCGGGTTGGATAAGACTAGGAAAGAATAAATATAGCGTTTCCGACAATGCTAAATCAAATACACAATTGAGTTTTGATGTTCATTGGAAAGACGTCAAAATACCAAAAATACCTAAATTGGAAATGGCACCGTTTCTAATTGCTTCATATGATATTGAATGTGATTCAAGTCACGGTGATTTCCCTTTACCTAAAAAGGATTATTTAAAACTTTCACAGGAAATATCCGAAGAATATTATTTGAAACAAATGACGACATATAATTCAAGCGAACTTAATGAAGAACTTAACAAGATGATTTATGATGGGTTCTTTCAAAATAACAAACAAATAAGTAAATTATTCACTAAGAATAATATTAAACCTACAGAAGAAACTATTAAAAGATGTGCCTCCAAAGCTACACAAGTATTTAAAATAACCGAGAATTATAAAATATTATCGAGTGATATCATTTCGAACTATTTATTTAAAGTAGATGACGGTCGTAAGGGATTAGAGGGACTTATTGATGATGCGTTTTGTGATAACATTGATATAAAAGACACCTATTCGATGAATAAAATATATACCAAGTCTAATGAAAAACCAACAAAGACTTGTATTGATAACAATGTTCGTATAGTGTTAAATATATTGGAAAGGTTCTATAAAAATAATGAGTCCGAAGAATATTTTAAAAAACATATGATACATTTTAATGATTACTATTATCTAAGTAAAGAAGAAACTACCATATTCTTTGAAAATGTGGATTATAACAATGATTTGCTTAGAAATAAACTTAATATGCTATGTACGCAAATTACGTCGATTTTCAATGAAACATTTCCAGAAATTAGCACGAATAAAGACGTAAAAATTAAACGTATCAACACTTTATTTAGCAATACATTTCCTGATTTAGAAGGCGATAAAGTCATTCAAATTGGAACCGCAATTCAAAAGTTTGGTGAAATGGAACCTTACTTGAAACACATTGTTACATTAGGCACGTGTGATCCTATTGAAAATACTACAGTAGTTTCGTGTGAAACAGAAGAAGAAGTATTAATGGAATGGGCGAATTTCATTGTAGATTTAGACCCAGATATCATTACAGGCTATAATATCTTTGGTTTCGATTATAGTTATATGTATGAACGTGCTCGTGAATTGGATATTGAAGACGATTTTTCGATGATCTCACGCATTAAAGATAAACAATGCGATTTGTTTGAAAAGAAATTGAGTTCTTCAGCACTTGGCGATAATACATTGAAATACATTGATACTATTGGTCGTATTAATATGGACCTTTTGAAAATCGTTCAAAGGGACCATACCTTGGAATCCTACAAATTGGATTTTGTGGCCGAAACATTTATGAATGATTCTATACTCGAAATCAATAAAAAAGAACTTAAAATAAAGAACTCTAAAGTTCTCAATAAAGGAAACTATATTACATTATTGGATAAACATAGTGAAAAATACCAAAATGGTAAAAAATTCAAAATCGTTCATATTGATTATAAAGAAGAAGTATTAACGTTAGAAGAAGAATTGGATACTTGCGACACTATTGTTAAATGGTGTTTAGCGAAAGACGATGTATCACCCAATGATATTTTCCGACTCCAAAAGGAAAATTCAGCAGGACGGTGTATTATTGCTACATATTGTATTCAAGATTGCGTTTTAGTTCTACATCTTATTAATAAACTACAAATCATTACCAATAATATTGCTATGGCTAATACTTGTAGTGTTCCTTTGAGTTTCATTTTCTTGAGAGGACAAGGTATTAAAGTATTTAGTTTAGTTTCAAAAGAATGTAGGAAAGAGAAAATCCTGCTTCCTGTTATTCAAGCAGCTCAAGAAGTTAAAACAATTAAGAATCCTAAATTTGAATATAGTTTGGATTATGACGAGAAACCGAATTTGTCCGATAGTTATGAAGGTGCTATTGTATTGAAACCGAATCCTGGAATTTATCTAGATAAATATGTAACAGTGTTGGATTATAGTTCACTTTACCCATCATCTATGATTAGTGAAAATTTATCTCACGATTCCATTTGCCTTGAAGAAAAGTATTTAGGTGAAAAGGGCGCGGAACTTTTAAAAGAATTAGGTTATGATTATGTAGATATTACACACGATGTCTATAAATGGAAAGACCCGAAAATTAGAAACAAGGGTAAATATAAGGCGGGTGTTAAAACGTGTCGTTTTGCTCAACCTCCTGATGGTGGAAAATCGATTATTCCATCCATATTGAGGAAGTTACTTAAGGCTCGTAAGGATACTCGTAAAAAGCAGAAAACGGAAACCGATGAATTTAAATGGGGTGTATTAGAAGGTCAGCAATTATCGTATAAGATTACAGCCAATAGTGTGTATGGTTCTATTGGAGCAAGTACAAGTTCAATTTGTATGAAAGATGTGGCTGCTTCAACGACCGCTGTTGGTCGAAGTCTACTTGAACTTGCACAAGAAAAGACACTGGAAAAGTTTTCTGGTGCTGAAATAGTATATGGGGATAGTGTGATCGGTGATACACCGATTATTTTAAAGAATAATAATACTGAAAATATTGAAATTGTAAATATACAAGATTTATTTGTAATAGAAGAACCATATGAATTGTTTAAGCCTTGGGATAATGATCGATCACATAAAATTCAAGATAAAACATCTATAAACAAATATCAAGTATTTACTAGTACCGGATGGTCACCAATTAATAGAGTTATTAAACATAAAACACAAAAGAAACTTTATAGAATAACCACACATAACGGAATTGTTGATGTTACAGAGGACCATAGTTTATTAAATAATCGCGGCGAAATAGTTAAACCGACTGAAATTAAAATTGGTCAACAATTACTAAATAATTACCCTTTAAATATTAAAAGAAAAGTAGAAAAACAAGATATAAAAAACTTTTATGATAAAATAGGAACGAAAACACCCGAAGAAAAGAAGGCATTCTTATATGGTTTCTTCTTTGGTGATGGTTCTTGTGGAATTTATGGTTCAAAGTATACATGGGCATTAAACAATAACGATATAAATTTATGTATGATTCTTCAATCACTCGGTAGTGAAATCTATAATCAAGATTTTAAAATACTTGATACAATAGAAAGTTCGGGTGTTTATAAAATTGTACCAGTAGGAACTATAAAAGAACACGTCATCAATTACAGAAATATGTTTTATAATAATTTGAAAGAAAAAATAGTTCCGTTAGAAATACTTAATGGAACACTTGATATCAAATTTGCGTTTATTAGCGGTTATTTCATGGCAGATGGATATAAAAATACTATTGAACTAACATTTTCAAATAAAGGCAAACAGGGAACCAGTATGCTATATTATTTATTCAAATCAATAGGTCTTAATGTTTCTATAAATACAAGAAATGATAAACCAAATATATATAAATTAACTTGTTCAAGTAACCCTCAAAGAAAACTATGTTGTGAAATAAAAAAGATCGAATTTATAGGATACTCCAAAGACTTCGTTTATGACATAGAAACAGAAGTAGGGAATTTTAATACTGGTTTTGAGCTTATAGTTAAGAATACGGATAGTATATTTATTAACTTCAATCCCGCTGATTCAGACGGAAATCTATTGAAAGATAAAGAGGGATTAAAACAAGCAATAGATATGGGTGTTCAAGCGGAAGAATATATTCAACAATTCTTGAAAGCTCCCCATAGACTTGAATACGAGAAGACGTTTTATCCTTTCATATTGTTTTCAAAG